TTAGACCTCTGCTGCCTTTCTCTGAAAATCAGGGTGATGGTGGCCGTAAACCTTCTGCATCGTCTCGACGGACATGCCGATCGAGCCCGCGGCCTCCCATGGCGCGATGCCGGCCTGCATCAACCAGGTCGCGCGAGTGTGGCGTAAAATGTGCGGGGTGTAGCGCGCCGGCAGCCCAGCGAATGATAGTGCCCGGCTGAACGATCTGCCGATGTCGCTGATTGGCCCGCCACCCCAGTTCACTACATGCAGATGCGTGGCGCTGGCGGTTTTCTCGCGCGCTGCCTCGTCGAGTTTCCGCCAACGGCGAAGATGGGTCAGGATGCGCTTGCCTAGCCGCGTTGGCGGTTTGCGCTTGTTGGAAACGACTTCGCCTTCGCCCATGCGGTGCATGACACCGCGCTCCAAGTCGAACCAGCCGCCTTGCAAATTTGCAACCCACTGGGCTCCCATGATCGCGCCTGGCCGCGTGCCAGTATAAACCCCGATCAGAAGGAAGCGCGCGGTGTGTCGGTTGATCGCTTCCCGATCGCGGCGCCATGCAAAGGAAATCTTGCGGGTGGAGATGTCGGAAAACTGGACGCGATACCAACCAAGGGCGCCGGCGACGAGCGCAGCGGCATCGCTTCGCGTCAGCCAATCAGGCTTTGGTTCTGGCATCTTTGGCCGCGTCACCACGGGCACGGAATCGAGAGGGCCATGTTCGCTGTGCCAGTGTCCGATCGCGGCCGACAGCACGCCGAGCTCGCGGCGCACGGTGCCATCCTGCACCGTCTTGCGGCGGTGGTCGGTATAGGCCCGGCATGTCGATCCGCGCACGTCCATCAAGGTGCGGTTCCCCCACCATGTGTTGAGCGCGTCGATCGCATAAGCGATGCGTGCTGGATCTCTGACGTGTGGGGCGTGCTCGCGGCCATAGGCGGTCAAGACCTCTGCGACCGTGATCCGAGCCGGTGAATGCTCGCGGACTGTGGGGATGAACTTTCGGCCGAGGTACGCCGCGAGAGCTTTTTCAGCTCCGTCGCGATCGAACTCGCTGCAGCCTGTGCGCTCAGTGTACGAGCCGTCTCGGATGAGCCAGACACGCTCTTTTGGGTTGAGGTAGAGCCGGGGAGGCTTTGAGGGGCGCGGCATTTTTCCATCATTTCCCGAATGGCGCTGGGCGTGACGAAATAAGCCCGGCCGATCTTTGAGATAGTCAAATTGCCACGATCACGCTCAGACAATAAAGTCTTTACTGTAATCGCATTGTGGAACATGACCCGGCATGCCTCTTTAAGGGTCATAGGCAGATCATCTTTGAGCGCGTGGTGGGTCATAGTCCGCACATCCCTTCGCACTCATTGTTGAACAGGTCGCCTTGGCCTTGCTCCTCGGCGGTGGACAGGTCCACCAGCTCGAGGGGAATAAAGGATGGGTGCATGAATTGCTGGCCCTTGGCCGGGAATTGGTCGCGGATGGCCCGATCCACTTCCACCGTGGCCGCAAATTCGGCCGGGGTTTGCGCTCGGCGCTGTTCGTTGTCGAGAAATGGGCAGCCGAGACACGCAGACCGGCGCGGGATGCGATATTGCCGCTCTTCAAGCCATCGGCGGCAATCCTGCCGGCTCATTCGCTTGTCGATGAGAGGCCATGTGTTGACGATGTACTGAACGCGGCTTGGCTTGATGCGCCACGCCTCGTTTGTCGAGATCCCGATCAGCACTTCTGCGCCACCCTTTGGGCGCTTCCCGCCTAAGAGCTCTACGATCTTCTTCTGCAGGGGCCTCAACTTGTAGTTGAACGTGCATTGGCGCGTGCCCATGCGTTTCTTGCCACGACGATCAATCATAAACCAAGGGACGGCCGAGAAGCTGTGCCCGCTCGAGTTCAGGCCGCGCAAAGTGTCCTCGCGCAGATTGCCAGCGGTTATCCTATAGACTGGGAATGGCAGCACGCTCTGAAGCCAGTCAAGGTGGTCATAGACCGCTGCGGGCTCCCAACCCGTGTCTGAGAAGATCGCAGCATCAACCATCGGCAGATCTCCGCGAGCAATCATCAACGCCACCGTTGTAGACTGCACGCCCGCGCCAAGCGAAAGGATGCGGAGGGGGCGCTGGGGGATGGGGTCAGGGTTGCTCATAGCGCCCCCTCCGCAAACAGGTCGCCCGTGGTGTCTCGCTCGACCCAGAGCACGCATTGCTCGTTCCAGAGCCCATCCTTTGATCTCGGAATAAGCATGTTGAGGATGCTTTCGGCATCGCCTTTGGCGCCATAGGCAAACGCCAGATGCGCGCCCCAGATCGGACAGTCACCATTGCGATCGTGGATGCAGCGAGAGCAGTAGCGATCGAAGTAGCTTTCGCCTTCGGTGCCGTTTGAGAAATACCCCATCACACGCCTCCCCAATTCCAGAGACCTTGTGCGCCGCGTGCCTCAATCGGCGGCGCCATGCGCTGGACATCCAGCATCGGCCACGCCCAGTTCGCATGTTCGTGCCGATCGCTGTCATTGACGCTGGCGCCGAACTCGGCCGCGATCTCATAAGACTGGACCGATTTTCCGACCACGGCCGTGCAGAGCACATGCGAGAGCGGTAAGATGTCGATGCGCTCGCGGGCTTGCATTAGGACATCAAGCGCGGCCGGCCGCAGCCCAGTGCTCCAGGCGTTGGGACCGCGTAGCCGAGTAATCAGATCGTCGAGTTCGTCGACCTTCACTTTGCGCTTGCCGGAATGAATTGCAATACGCTGGCCGACGATCGAGGCCGGCGCAGCCCAGCCGCGGAACTCGTATGGCTTATGGCCAAGCATGATGAGGCTTGCCCAGGGCTGCCAGATGGTGAGCGCCTTCATTCGGCTGCCTCCGATCGTTGTGCGGCTAGGGGCGAGGGCTCGCACGCATTGTCGAGCAGCCGGATCTGGCTGACGACAGCTAAGCGATCGCCGAGCGAATAGCCTCTTCCCCACACTGTCAGGATCTGAATGCCAAAGGGCTTTAGCTTTTTGCGCAGCTTGCAGACCCAAACATCGACCATCTTCAAATCTGGCAGGCTGCCGTCGTCGTGCATGGCATACATGGCCTGGTACATCGCCTCTTTGGTAACGACATCCCGACCACACAGGGGCGCGAAAGCCGCGTGTTCTGACGGGGTAAGGCGCCAAACAACTGGAATGGTCAGCGCTGGCGCCGTCAGTTGCGTCTGCATCTCCCGCACGGTTTCCTTGAGTGTGTGAACCTCGTCGCGCAGTTCCTCGATGATCAGGCGCTGGCGCTTTTCGGTCAGGGTTTCGGGCTCGTGCATCACTTGTCGACCTTTTCTGGCGCTGGCGCTGGTGGCTGCCGGTCCTTGAGCCGACCTTGCGATTTGGCGCGCTTGGCGATGGAACGGAGTAAGCCGCGTTCGCTCTTGCCTGTGACGGTCTTCATGGCGAAACCCGCTTTGGCTGCTTTTTCGGCAGGAGGCGCTGGACGGTTCGCCGGTGCATGCCTAGACGCCGGGCGGTTTCAGTGACGTTCTTCCCAGTCAGGTCATGGGCGGCGCGCAGGTAAAGCCAGGCGATTGCGTAGGGTGTGGCGCGCATTTCAGTAATGGCGGCAGCGAGTTCTGCGGCGGCGGTGAGGCGCACAGGCTTGTTCATGGGGTTGCCTTCACTTTGACTGCAGAGGCCGTCACATTTTCGATGCCGTCGTAGCGATCGATCTCCCAATCCTCGACCGGCATCTTGCGGTGAGCGATCAGTGCCCGCTCTCGGGCCTCGCCCTCAGTCAGAGCCACGACTTTGACCTCCAAGGTGGCAATTACCTCACCTGTGAGAGTAACCGTCCACGTCAAGTTCGGCCTGTCGGGCGTAACTAGTCCCCACGCGGGATCGTGCTTGCGTAGCGCTTCGGCCGCCTTGCCAAATGGTGCATCGGCCAAGGCGCGCATCAATTCAGGGCTGATTGGGCCGGTGGCGGGGTGGACGGTCATTCTGCTGCCTCCGCGGGCACTACTTCAAACAAGGGGCCTGGCGGTGGAGTGCCCTTGTCTTTTGCACTCACACGTCTGCGCTCTTCCTCACCCATCCAGTCGCGCTCGAGGCGGTTTCGCGCCATGGCGGCGTACTCAGGCTTGAGTTCGATCAGGTGCGCCTTTCGACCCATACGAAGCGCCACAAGGGCAGTGGTGCCAGATCCTCCGAATGGATCGAGCACCATGCCACCGTTTGGTGGAGCGCCGGCAGCAATGGCTAGGGCGACGAGTTCTGGGGGGAAAGTGGCAAAGTGGGCGTCCTTGAATGCCACAGTAGCGATAGGCCATACCGTTAAGGGCGCCTCTTCGAAATTGCGCAGCAGACGGCCTCGGCCTCGATCCAGACTGTCGAGGCCGGTATGGTTGATGTGCTTGGCATGCCGGGGATCTACATGCTTCGGGTTCCCGCCCCTGATTGATCGCCGATCAGCTGTTTTGAGTGCTTCCACGAAATGGGAATTGGCGCGGTGGCCCGCTGCATGGGCCGGCGCAATCTTGCTCGCCACAGCTTTCATGTTGCCGTTAGTTTTGCCGCCGGCGTGCGCTCGCTCACTACCGATTTGCGCCTCGACGTTCTGGGAGATCCGGGAATGTGTGTTTTCGCTCGAAGGCTGCATGACAGCGCTCGCGTCGTAATAGCTTCCAAGTTTGATCCACCGCGGCCCTATCTTTGGCAGCCCAGTGTCCTTGTCGATCGCCGTTGCCATCGGAACGCGTTCGTTTAGGTCCGGATTGAATGACAGTGCCCCGGTGTCGCGTGCCCGCCAGACATCCGACTCTCCGGATTTGGTCAGCAGGAATATCTTTTCGTGCGCAGTGGACGGACGGCCGTTGCCGCTGCTGTCGGGCATAGGGTTCTTCTTGCCCCAGATAATCTCGGAACGTACCCACCAGCCCCAATCCTGCAGCGCAATGGCGAGCCGATTGGGGATCATGCAGAGATCTTTCGGCTTGAGCATGCCTCCGGCGACTACGCGCCCGCCATGATCAATGCGCCTGGTGCCGGCGCCGTTATGGCCGAACTGAGATCCTTCGAACACGCCGCGGGGTGTTGCCCAATTGGGATCGTAGATCGGCCCGACTGTGGAGAAAGGCTTGTCGCGGAACGTGCGATCATCGTTGCCCTCTACCTTGGTGTCGGCGGCGCTACGGCCGTTCGGCGCGGTGGCATAGCAATCGCCATAGTTGAGAAACACGGTCCCAGTCGGCTTCATCACGCGCCAAATCTCGGCGAATACTTCCACCATGACTTCAAGGTGCTCGCCGAGCGTGGACTCCAGACCGATTTGATAATCCACGCGCTGGGCGCCACAGAGTGCGCAATAGCCGTGCCGTTCTTTCGGTGGCCGCGCCCCATGCCAGCCGTGCTTGCCGACGCTGGTGGGTGACTTCATGCCGTTAGCCCAAGGCATGCGCATGGTGGCGACAGGTTGGTGATGACAAGTGCTGTCTCCACCAACCCACGCAGCGGTCCCATAATCGCGCAAGCCCCAGTAGGGCGGCGAAGTCACACAGGTGTCGAAGAAGTCGTCGGGCAGGTCACGCAGCCGATCCATGACATTGCCGATGTGGATCGTGGCCCGGCCGTTGAGGATTGTCAGAGGATTGCTCACTGGGCACGCTCCCCATAGCGTTCAGCCACCAATGCGCCGGTGACTTCTTCGACCCGCGCCTCGTTCCACCAGTTGGAGCTTTCACGGCATTTGCGGACAGCAGCATTCGCCCGCTTGGCGTTCGCGATCGAGAGCACTTCCCCCAGCTGCATTGCCTGGACGTGAGGAAAGGCGCGCATCATGGCGCCCATGGCGACCATGCGGTAACGGGCGGGGTTATCGCCCGTGAGACGCTGGGCCTCTTCCAATGCCAGTGCAGCGTGGGCGGCGGTGGGGGCGATAGGCTCGATGGTCATAGCGCTAGCCTCTGGGACGGTTTGGGAAATAGTCGCGTTTGCGGATGTGGCGGAGGGTGGTGTGATCGTCCAAGCCGTGCTTGCGCACCCAGCGGTCGAGCGTGTCCTCGAGCTTGCCGACGAGCTCGGCTTTCTCCAGACGCGTCAGCGTCACCTGTTTATGCTTAGGCCGCCGCATCCAGAGCGGGCCATTGACCCGCCGAAACCGCGCGAAAATGCCGTCGGCATTAAAAACGCCCTGCACGGTCGGGATATGCCGATCGGCCTCGACGATGGTGAAGTCGCCGTCATGGTCAGAACGCGCGCCTGCAGATGCAAGGTCGCCGCTGGGGTATGGACCGTGGAAGAGCGCAGGCTGCTCGCCCGCGCCCCAGTACCACTCGTACACACCAGTGCCGCGCACGATCATGCGGAGCGCTTCTGGGTGACAGCATTCACCCCTTCTTCAAGTACCATGAGGTCTTCGATCAGATCATCGCGCTGGTCGGAAATGTTCTGCTTGGCTGCCTCGATGTACTGATCCAGCAGAGCCTCGCGCGCGGCCAGCTCGTTGAGCTCCGTCTTGACCTCTTTGATCGCCTGCTCATGCTGCAGCCTGCGGATCGCGGCCCGCTTCACAATGGGCGAGGTTTCAGCACCGATCTGCGCTAGGACGCGCTCGACAGCTGACAGCGCCAGCCCTTCCGGGGTGTTGCTCTCAGCCGCTACGATGGTGATACTTTGCTTCGCTTTGGGTGGGGCCTCTTCCGAAGGCTGCGCTTGAACGTCGCCCTTTCCGGCAGCGGCCAACGCTTCGTCGGTACTCTTGAGAAGCCGCGTGAACCGGCCGGTGCCATCGTCACTGGGGTTAGTTGCCTGGCTGGCGTTTGTTTCAGACATCGATTGATCTCCTTCTGGAAGTGGAAGGTCCGGCGCCTGGTTGAGGCAGACGCCGGACCCGGCCAAGGCCGAGCGGGGGACGTGCCCGGCCTATTCGGTATCGGCATCCAAGGCCGCGATCTCGTCATCACAGCGTGCGGCGTGAGCCAGAAAGGTCTGATCCATCCGATCCTTGATGATCTGGTGGATCTTCTCGTGCCCAGCCCTCGACAGCATCTGCCCGGCTAAGGAAGCCATTGCCTGCACATGCACATCCACCATCACGGTCATGATGATCGAGATTGGGGTACCGCGCTCGAGTTCCTTGTCGACGAACGTTTCCTCTGCCGAAGCGAGGTCCGCTGCCATCGCTCTGCCGAAGCAGGAGGTGAAAGCGTCAGGGCTGGTGAGCATGCCAAGCAGGGCCTCGGCCTGGTCGGCAACAGCGGTGCCATCTTTGTTGATCATTTCTGGCATGGCTCAGTTCCCCATCGCGAGGCGGCCGAGCTGGCCGAAGTAGTTCGTGTCGACGACCGTATCGATGATGCGCTGCTCGCGCTGAGTGAGTGGCCTGCCCTGCATCCAGGTATTCATCGCCGCGGCAACCATCTGGCGCTGGGCTGCGAGGTCCTCACGGGGAGTCGCAACCGATGGTGCTGCGGAGTCGTTGATCTGTTTAATTTTCGGAAATGCGAAAACCTGAGCCATGTTCAGCCCACCACAGCAACGTGACACGTTGCGAAGGAGTGCTGAGCCTGACACTGAGCCATTGCATCTGCCTCGGAAAAGACCAGAGACGCCAACGCAAGGAGGAAGCAAAGCGCGACCGCGATGCCGAGTATCAATGGAATAGTGCGATCAACCCCCACGCGCCGTTCGACAAACATGGCAACATGTTCATGGCGCTGCCCGCGAGAGGCATTTATTCCTAAGTCGCTTGAAAACATTCCTAAATCCCCTCATAGTGAACGCAACGGGAACAAAGCCCGACGCTCAATGAGAAGACCGTATAAAGAAATTCTTGTTTCGTCAATTGCGGACTAAAGAATATCTTGTTACTGTGGATTGCGTGTTAAACCAGAGCGGTGGGGCTCGGAGGAATTTATGGCTGCGGATTGGGATAAGGATCTTTGGATACAACGTCAGGCGCACGGCATCATCCCGAGCCTGCCTGAGGACCCGGAGGAAGCGATCCAGGTGCTGGAGTATGCCAAGAAATACGTGGCAGAAATGGCAGAGCCTCGGCGAAAAGCTCGCATGCACTCCCTGCGCGTAGTTGAGAAGGAAGAACCCGGCGCTTAGGCCGGGTTTGTTTTAGGCGACGTTAGCGCCCAGTTGTGCCGCTTTTCGCAGTCACGCTGGGCCGGCTAACAGCCTGGGCCAGTTCGAATGGCATGCCGTCCAGGCGGCCAAACAACAGATAGTCCGACGTTGCGCCGGTGAGCTGCCAGAGCTTGCCCAGAAGGTCAGGCGGTGGAGCGTTCAAGCCGCGTTCCCAGTTACCCCAGCGCTGTGGGCTGACCCCGATCAACTGGGCTGCGTAAGCCTGCGACCACCCACGCGCCTGGCGGATGCTCGCAAGCCTCTCGCCGATCGCGCGATTGGAAGTGTCTGGAAGATCTCGGGTCACGTCTCTCGCCATGAACAAGAATATATTGTCCAGCGGTTATCAGCACCAACAAGCCTTCCTTGTCAATTGCGAAACAAGAATTTCTTGATTATGGTGCGAGCATAGTCCACATGGATGGCACCATGAGCACCCAAGACAATTGCCAAATTCGCGAGCTGACGACCGTTGACGCCGTTATCGACGCGTTGGGGGGGAATGTGGCCGTCCAAGATCTCACCAAGGCAAAGTCCCTGCAGACCGTGACAAACTGGCGGTACAGCCATCGCATAGCCTCCCACTACTATGTGATTATGACCACCGCCCTTGAAGCGATGGGCTGTACGGCGCCGCCTGAGATCTGGGGAATCAAGAGCGCTTCCGAAGCCCTCGAAGCAGCTGCGGGGTAGGGCATTGCCATGTCGCTCCCCGATCCGCTTAGCGAGATCACGCTGAACATGGTGAGCTACCACGCAGTAACCCGTTATTGCCAACGCGTGCTCAAGGTAATCGTTCCCGGCATGGAGGATGACACCGGCCGCACGTTTGCTGTTGCGCTGGCCCATACCGCTTTAGCTGGCCTCACCGTCAACGCGGTTCGCGAGCGCATCTTGTCCAAGGCCGTTCGGATTGCGCTCCAGCATGGCGGCAGCCCGAGTGTCATAGGCAATGGCTACGTCGTTCGCTTCGGCGACAGCCCGCGCGTTGTGACAACCATTGAGCCCTACCAGGGCAAGGGCCACACCAACATCTTCACGGACGCCGAAGCGCGCCGCAACGAGCAGCGCTACAGCAGACGCCAACAACGCCGGCGCGTCAGTATGGGCGTTGCCTCATGAGCGACGATAAGCGCACCTGGACATGGCAGCACGCCATCATCAAGTCTGACCTAGAGCCTACTACCCGGCACGTGTTGCTCACCCTTGCTCTGTACATGAACGCCGTCGGAGGTGGTTGCTATCCGACACAAGAGCAACTGGCAGTGGCAACGGGCTTGAGCGAGCGTGCGGTGCGCAAGCACCTTGAGATCGCCGAAACCTTGGGATGGCTCCACCGTAACGAGCATGGTTTCAAGGGGCAGCGGTGGAAGAACCATGAGTACAAGGCACTGTGGCCAGGCGACAAAGCAGCAGCTGACGAACCAGCTCTGATCGAAAAGGCAGACCCACTACATATAGAAAAAGGTGCGGAACGTGGTGCCGGTCCTCGTGAAACAAGCACCGGAATCTCACGACGGAAGGACCGGCACCAGATTCCGCCTACCATTCCAAACCAATCCAATAACCCCTTACCCCAAACTGGGGAATTGGACCCAGCCCAAGATGTAGTATCCCCGACAACGTTCGTTCATGCCTTGCTTGATGAAGGTCTTTGGAATGCAGTCTGCGATGTCAGCCATCATCGCAAGACCATGACGAACAAGGACGGTGGTTGGGTGTTCCCTACTTCCCAAGTTCAGCAGGCGAGGCAGTTGCTCACCGCATGAACGATCGCATCCAAGAATACGTCGGTTTCCTGTCGGCGCGCGCTTTCGAGGCGCCCGGCCCGGTAGACATGCAGACCCGCAATCCGGATAAACCGGGTTACGTTGTCTGCGTCGACGGCAAGATGGCAACATGGTTGCCCCAGCACGTGTTTGAGGCCGATTATCAGCAAAGCGGCAGGCTGGGCTTCGAACACGCCCTTTTCCTTGCGAAGAACGGCAAAAAGGTCGCGCGCGTCACCTGGCGCAGCGGCCATGTGATCTGCGGCCCGGAAGGGCTGATGATGATCACGCGCACTGGCCAGCGTCTATGGCGCCCTACGCATGCGGATATGCTCGCAACCGACTGGAGAACCCACGATGCATGAACCTGCCATTATCGAACTCGAACAGGCCGCAATCAACGATACGCAAGCCGCCTCAGCGCATCGGGAGCATGCCCAGATGCTGCGGAAGAAGGCCGAGGATGACGCTGTAGCACTTCGCAAGAAGGCCGAGGAAGATGCTGCGGAGCTTTGTCGACAAGCGGCTATCGCCGAACAGCGCGCACAGTTCTGCGAAAATCGCGCGACCCAGCTGCGCCAATCATCAAGAGCACTGACCCTGCTCAATCTGCCGTTTGGCGAGGTGATCGTGCAGGACCGAACACCCGTCACCCACTAGCCACGTCGAAAACTATGCACATGCAGAGCCACGTGCATAGAAACCCCGCAAATGCTATGATCTAGGCTAACAGCGCATGGACGCGCTCCTATCCCAGGAGCACAGCCATGCCCACCTCCCCCAAGGGCACCACCAAACCCGCAGCTAAGGCGAAAGCCCCGGCCAAGCGCAAGCCACGCGCCAAAGCCAAGCCAGCCGTGGTTGCGGGCATTGAGCCGATCGCGCCTGACGAGAACCGCGCCAAGAGCGGTGACACCATCCACAAGGTGCTCACCGAGAAAGAGGCGATGTTCTGCGAGCACTATGTCGAGGTGCTGAACGCCGCAGAAGCCGCGCGCCGAGCGGGCTACAGCGAGAAGAACGCGCGCCAGACCGGCTACGAGCTACTGACGAAACCCTACATCCAGTTGCGCATCCGCCAGCTCAAGCGAGAGCGCATCAAACGGGTCCGCTGGAACGCCGATATGGTGCTGGACCGGCTGGGTGACGAGCTCGATGCGGATCTAGCGGATCTGTACGACGAAATGGGCAATTTGTTGCCCATTCATGAGTGGCCGCTGGCATGGCGCACTGGCCTGGTGGCCGGTGTTGAGACCGAAGAGCTATTCGAGGGCGCCGGCGAGGACCGGGTCCACATCGGACGTGTGAAAAAGCTCAAACTCAGCGATCGGCTCAAGCGCCTCGAGCTCGTCGGCAAGCATGTCGAAGTGAACGCCTTCAAGGAGCGCTCCGAGGTCGAAGCGGGCGGCACGTTGACCCAGCTGCTAGGTGCGCTGGCAGGCACGCCGCTCTTGCCTGTTAATGCCCCGCCCGTTGCCAATGCGCCACTCCTGACCCCGTTGGCGCCCACGCCCGGCACCAATCCCGACCTCACCGATGACGACGAGGACGAGGACGATGAGGAAGAGGGCGCGGACCAATGAACGCGCCCGCTCAAATCAGCTTTGCGGACCAGTTGCGCGGCATCCTCGGCCGCCCACCCACCGAGCCCGAGCTGCAGTTCTTCACCAACCTCAAAGATCCGAGGTGGCGGATCCGCAACCTCTACTGGATCATGGACAAGGACGGCGACCCGGTCCTGTTCACGCCTAACGAAGTGCAGGCCAAGTTCATCGACGAACTTTGGTTCCGCAACGTGGTGCCAAAGGCCCGTCAACGCGGCTTCTCGACAGTGGTACAGTTGATGCTGCTCGATCGGGCGCTGTTCACCCCCTATCAGCGCTGCGCCGTGATCGCAGAGACGCGGGATAAGTGTGAAGACATCTTCACGGACAAGATCAAGTTTGCCTACGATCGCTTGCCCGACATCGTGAAGGCGATGAACCCGGTGGTTCGCGAAACGCAGTCCAGGATCGTGTTCAGCAACCAGTCCACCATAAGGTGCGCAATATCGGTACGCAGTGGCACGATCCAGTTCCTGCATATCTCGGAATACGGCAAGATCTGCGCGACCTCGCCCAAGAAGGCCCGCGAGATCCAGGGCGGCTCCATCCCGGCCGTCGACAAGGGCGGCATCGTCGTCATTGAGAGTACCGTGGAAGGGCTGGACGGCGACTTCACCGCGAAGGTTGAGCAGGCCCGCAAGCAGGCAGACAGCGGACGGCCACTGAGCCAGATGGATTACCGCCTGCACTTCGCCAGCTGGTGGGACGCGCAGGAATACCAGACCGACCCTCTAAGCGTGACCATCACCCGCGCCGACCACGACTACTTCAACCGCCTCGAGGCGACGATCGGCCGCCCGATCGAGCTCCCGCAGCGCGCCTGGTATGTGCAGAAACGCCAGAACGAGTTCAGTGGCGACCGCGAGCAGATGGCGATGCAGTACCCATCGACGCTTGAGGAAGCTTTCACCCCTTCCACCGAGGGCAAGTGGTTCAGCACCCAGATGGCGCAGGCCCGCAAGGACCGGCGCATCACCGATGTGCCGTACGATCCGGCCTACCCGGTCAACCTGTTCTGGGATCTAGGCGTCGACGACGACATCGCGATCTGGTTCCACCAGCAGATTGGTGCCTACGATCGCTTCATCGACTACATGGAAGCGTCGGGCGAGGCATACGGCTACTTCAAGCGCGAGATCGACAAGAAACCCTACGTGCTGGGCGAGTGCTTCCTGCCCCACGACGGCGCGCACCGGCGCCCAGGCACAGAGGTGCTCAAGACCTCGGCGGACATGCTCGAGGAAGTCGGGTTCAAGCGCATCCACATCCTGCCACGCATCAACAACCTGCTCGACGGCATCCAGCAGCTGCGTGACGCCTTCTCCAGCTACATGTTCGACCTAACCAACACGGCCGACGGCCTGAAGCACGTCGATGGCTATGCCAAGGTATGGAGCGAGCGCAATGGCACGTTCACGTCACAGGTGGCCAAGAATGGGCACCAGCACGCGGCCGATGCTCTGCGCCAGCATGCCCAGGCCAAAGCGGCAGGGCTGATCCGTGGACCCAAGCAGCAATCCGGCAAGAAACCCGCATCACGGCCAAGCTCGATGGCGGTATAAAAACAAGAAATTCTTGACGTTTGGTTGTGGATGGCCACAGAGTTCAGGCGCCTCACGCAAATCAGTGCGCAAGATTGTCTTGCTGGCCCAATGGCCCCGCCTGCAGCTGCGTTCCGAGGCTAGGAGGGATGAATTGAGCTGGTGGGACAAGGCAACGACCGAGCAGAAGCTCGCGCAAATCGACGGCGGCATTGAGTGCGGTATGACGGCTAGGCAAGTCGCCATGGCATCGCGCGCAAACTTCCATGCTGTTCGCCACTTCGCGGCAATCCACGGCCGGCACTTCCCCAACGATGAGAACGGCAAGCGGCCGTCCGATAAGCGCCGCCAATCGATGACCCGCGACCGCAATGCCTACATGCGTGGCGAGCGCGTCAATCTGTGGGGTGGCCCCGACGCCAGCGACGGCTTTGTGCTCGACGAGGTGGAAGGGTGAGCCAGCGCAAGCACAAGATGCGGGGCTCCTTCAAGAAGCGGATCAATGATGTCACGGTCGAGGGTTTCTACGACGGCTACCCGCCAGGGTTCAGCATCACCCGTGAACGCAACTGCGGCCCGCAGCAGTTAGGCGTTAGCGGTGCCGAAGATCTCCGCGACCTGATCTACGCGTTGCAGGCGGCGCTCGCCGACTATGAGGATGTGCCATGAGCTGGCTTACAGCGACCACGACGGCGCCGAACTGGCTGATGCTGATCTTCTTCATGTTCAACGGCGCCATGTTCCTCGCGTCGATCATCCACGCCGGCATCGCCGATCGGCGCAAGGCCGAGGCCCAGCTGCTGGTGGATCTGTGTGAGGGCTACCTCGCCGACATCAACGAGGCGAGCGCCTGCAACGACAACCAGAAGGTGGCGTGATGGGGGAGCCAAGACCCACGGGCTGTTCACTGGCCCAACTAGAGGCTTGGGACCGCGCGAAAGAGCACTACTGGTTTCGCAAAGAGCTGGCGGACCGCGGGCGGCTGGCGCGGGCGGACAAACTGAAGAAGGTGAGGCGCCGATGATCCAGTGGGCGAAGTCAGGCCCGAACACTAAGCCCGTCGCCTATTGCGATGAGCCAGGCTGCAAGGCGTTCGCACCTTTTGGTTTCAACGGCCATCTGGGTAAGGCCATAGATCGCAAGGACGCCAAGCTCGCGGGGCAGCACTATTGCGGTGCGCACCGACACCGAGGGGAGCGTGCTGATGGACGCTGATCGCGCCGGCATGCTGCTCGCGATCTATGTCGATGTGTGCCCGCGCTGCGGCAGATACATGTCGTCGCATGGGCTGCGTTTCAATGGCCTGCGACTGCTCAAGGTTTGCGGTGATCGCGAAGCGAGCACCAGCCGGCATCCATACCCCTGGATCGAACGTGCGCCGGATCTGATCGACCGGCATGCGCGACGGGCGGTGGAAGGCTGGAAAAAGGGGATGGAAGCGTGACGCTTGCGGCAATGACCAACGAGCAGGCCGAAGCATGGTCACGCGACCGCCTTGCCGAGATCAACCGGGCAATTGCTGCAGCGCAGGAGCGTTTTGTTAAGCAGCGAGAGAAAATCGAGGCCACACGCGCCCGTGCTCATGGCTGGCGCGAGATCCGCGACATGGAGATCGACCGCATCTACCGAGTGATGGCGCGGGAGATTGACCCCTTGGCGCGGGAGCGGGACCAGCTAACGCGGGCACTGATGGAGCACGCCATGTTCACGCTCCCGCAACCCGTCAATATCGGGAGCCTGCCAAAATGAACGACGAGAAGGTGGTTTCGGTGGACTTTGGCAAGACCAGGCGCGAGGCGTGCCACGCTTTCGCCAGGCTGCTGGGCTTATTCGACGCGCAGAACGCCGAGCTCATGGAGAACCCGGTTCGGCTGTTCGATCTGGCCGGCGCCGAGCTCTACAAGCGGGACCAAGTGCTGCGGGAGGCGCGCGAAGCGCTGCGGCCACGTATCCTAATCCCCTGCTACGATCGCGGACCGATCCCCTTCATGCCCCTGCGCACGGTGCAGGTGGATGCCGCCGAGTATGATCGGCTACGGAAGTGCGCTCAGATTGTCGAGCGGGGCATAGATGGCTAGTTATGCCGAGAAGATCGCAGCCGGCCGCTTGCCATGTGCGATTCCCGGTTGCCAGCGGACGTTCAAGCCCGAAGGATCTACGGAGATCATCTGCGGCGCACATTGGAAGCTGGCACCAGCCCATAAGCGCCGACGCGTGGCCCTGCTGCGCACTCGGCACCGCCGACTGTGTGGTGATGGTGGCTTCTGGCAGTTTCCCGCCGGCTCTCCGAAGCGCCTGGAAGGGGCACGGCTAGAACGCATGTTCCGCGCAGCATGGGCAGCCTGCAAAAAAGCCGCCATCGATCGCGCGATGGGGATCTGAGAACGGGCATCATACCCATTCTGCATTCACCTTCTGTTCACCCAGCCGATGCTAGCCATTGGATCTCCCCCCAGATTCGCTGCAACCAAACGACCATTTTTGGCGTTTAACCGACTTCCGGTTAATCCGATGGACAAAACCCCGGTTTTTTCGTAATTCTGCAGCGCCGCACCACCCCTTAATCCGGGGCCGTGCAATGACTGCCGCACTCGATCTCTCCCAACGCCACTTCTCCCGCGAGATTGGTCCCGTAACGCTTATCGGCACGTGGGTCGCCACGGACGAGGGCGTTGTCCCATGTCTTGCGATCATCCGCCGGGGCGAAGAGTTCAGCGAACACACCGTGCCCTGCGTGGTGACGCTCAACCATGCATTCGTGTTCGCCAAGTCGGCGCACGAGCAATATCCGCATCTGGCGTGGCAGGCCGTCACCATGGGCCGCTCGTTTGCGCAGTCGCTTCGCCTGGAATCCGACCGGCACGCGCCGCAGCAGATAATCGAGCTGATAGAAGATCATATCGAGCACCTGTTCCGGATCCCGCCTTACACCCCACCCGAGCTGACCAGCGAAGAGGCAGTGGCCGAGGTGACAATCACCGACCGCAACACCGGCAAGCGTGTGCGTGAGGTTATGGTCTGATGTTCAACCTGAACGCCAAAGACGGTTCGGTACGAAAAAAGCAGTTCAAATCACCAATCAAGGGCGGGGCATCAGACGAAGGCGCCGCCCACGTCAAAGGCAGCGAGCTCGACAGCGAGAAGATGGTCGATCTGCACCATCGGCTCATGGACTATCGCGCCAAAGAGCTCGATCGACAGCACGAAAACCGCGCCGAGATGGCGCAGGACGAGGACTTCTACGACAACATCCAGTGGGACGCCAAAGACGCGGCCACCGTGGAAGAGCGGGGCCAGAAGGCGCTCGTTTACAATGTGATTTCAGCATCCGTTGACTGGGTGCTGGGCACCGAGAAGCGCTCCCGCTCAGACCATAAGATCCTGCCGCGCCGCAAAGAGGACGGCAAGCCGGCCGAGCGCAAGAGCCAGCTGCTCAAGTATCTCAGCGATGTGAACCGCACCCCGTTCCACGTCAGCCGCGCATTCGCCGACGAGGTGAAGGTCGGCATTGGCTGGACTGAGGACTATGTCGACGACGAGGGCGAAGACGAGCCCATTCGCACCAGGTACGAAAGCTGGCGCCGCATCCTGTGGGACAGCACCAGCAACGAGCTCGACCTGTCGGACGCGCGCTATCTGTTCCGCGACAAGTGGGTGGACCAGGACGTAGCTCTAGCGATCTTCCCCGACCGCCATGGCGTGCTTGATCGCTCCGCGCTGCAGGCGCTGGACATCCACACCATGGGTGATGACGGCGACGACGCCGGCGACTATGCCGAGCTCGAGCTAGACCACTCCGCGCACATCGTCGACCGTGTAGGCTTCGGCTATCACCGGCCGCGCGTGCGCCTTATCGAAGGCTGGGTGCGCATCCCGGTTGAAGTGCAGAAGATGAAGGGCGGCCCCTTCAATCGCGAGATCTACGACAAGTTCTCGCCCGGCCATCGCGAAGCCGTCGAATCGGGCGAGGCCGTGCTGGTCAAGAAGATGATGATGCGCATGCACGTCGCCATCTTCACCAGCATCGGCATGCTGTGGTTTTCTGAGAGCCCCTATCGCCACAACCGCTTCCCGTTCACCCCCTACTGGGGCAAGCGCCGTGGCCGCGACAATCTCCCATACGGCATGATCCGTGGCCTCAAGGGGATGCAAGAAGATATAAATAAGCGCGCGTCCAAGGCGCTGTGGATCCTTTCCAGCAACAAAGTGATCATGGACGAGGGCGCCGTCGACGACATCGAGGAGTTCCGCAAGGAAATTGCGCGGCCGGACGCGGTGATCGTCAAGATCCCAGGCAAAGACCTCAAGATCGATGTCGATCGCGAGCTGAGCCAGTACCAGCTCGAAATGATGTCGCGCTCGATCGCCATGATCCAGCAATCCAGCGGCGTCACCGACGAGCTGCTTGGCCGCGAAACCGGCGCCAAGTCAGGCATCGCGATTGGCCGTCGTCAGGATCAAGGATCCATGGCGACAATGCACTTCTTCGATAACCTGCGCTTTGCCTCGCAAATTTCCGGCGAGAACCGTCTCAGCCTGGTTGAGCAGTTCATCGACGAACCCAAGGCTTTCCGCATCACCAACATGCGCGGTGCCCCTGAGTACATCGAGGTCAACAACGGGCTGCCCGAGAACGACATCCAACGCTCCAAGGCCGATTTCGTCATCACTGACGCCGACTGGAAGGCTACCCAGCGCCAGGCGCAGATGGACGAGCTCATGGAGCTGGTCAGCAAGATGCCGCCTGCGATCGGCATGGTGCTCCTGGATCTCGTCGTCGAGCAAATGGATGTCAGCAATCGTGACGAGCTGGTGAAGCGCATTCGCGCCGCAACCGGCCAGCGCGACCCCGACGCCGAGGAACTGACCGAGGAAGAGGTTGCCGCCCAGACGGCAGCAGCCGAGCAGGCCGCGCTGCAGCAGAAGGCATTCGAGCTCGAGCTGCAGGTCAAGGAAGCCGACGTCGGCAAGAAGAAAGCCGAAACCAAGCGCATCGAGGCCCAGACCATCGAGGGCAAGGTCAATGCACAGGGCAAGGCAATGACTGTTGCCAACGACGCCCTGACGCTGGCCCCGGCCGTCGCGCACACGGCCGACATGGTCATGGCCGAGGCCGGCTTCAAATCCAACAGCGACACCAAGATGGAAGAGGCCAAGGCAGTTGGCGTGGCACAGGCGCAAGCCGAGCTGCAGCAACAGGACCAGGCCGAGCAGGCCGCCATGGCCGAACAAGAACAGGCGGGAGCATCACAGCCCCCAATGCCTCAACCCGCAGCCCCCGGTACGGCGCCGGGCGTGCCTGAACCCGCTTAAACGCCGCAGAGAGAAGCCAGTATGGCAACGACCCACGGATTTACCCCCGAAGAGCTCGCGTCCCTCACAGATGATGAGTTGGAAGCACTGAACGACGAAAGCACGCCCGGTATCAACGAGGACGTGGACCCCGCAGCGGAGCCCGAGCAGTCGGCCGAAGAAAAGGCCGCGGCAAGTGACGACGATGTCGTGACAATCGAGGGCACCGCCACCGAGATCAAGCCGGAGCCCGAAGCCGGCGCCGAGACCCTGCCGGCCGTGATCGAAGAGGCCGCCAAGCCCACGCTCACCGTGCCGCAGTATGAGTTGCCCGAGGATTACGATGCCCGCGTGGCTGAGATCCAGAAGCAGCAGGACGATCTGGCGCAACGGTTCGACGATGGCGAAATGTCCGCCCGTGAATACAAGGCCGCCGAGCGCGAGCTCAACCTTGTGGAGCGCGAGCTGCACGACATGAAGCTTAAGGCCGAGATCGCCAACGACAGCCAGGAGGCCGTTGTCGAGGACACCAAGGACACTTGGTACAATAAAACCGTGCCTGAATGGATGACCGCCCATGCAGCCACCTACAAGCAGGGCAGCATCGCCTACAAGGCCCTGCACGAAGAGGTGGCGCGCATCCAGACGGCGCGTTTCGATGCCGGTCAGGACTATGTCTCCAAGTCCGTCCTCGATGAAGCGCACCGCAATGTGCAGAACGAGATCCGTGCCGCTGCTGGCCTGCCTCCGTTGGGCGAAACCCCGGCAGCCGAGCAACCCAAGCCCAAACCGGCCGAAGAGAAACGGCGCCTGCCACCCCAGCTCGCCGACGTGCCTGCAGCGGACGGCGCCTTCTTTGAAGAGGGCGGCGAGTTCGCTGCGATCTCACGCCTCGAGGGCGTCGACTACGAAAACGCTTTGGCCGCCATGCCCGACCACAAGCGCGAAGCCTACCTCAATTCATCCCTCTAGCTTAGGTCCAACCCCCGAATGGGCATCCTGTCTGTAAGCGTGAAAGTAGGCGAAGGCGTCCAGATCGGCGATCTGGCGTTTATCAAGGTCGACGACAAGAGCGGCAGCCGCGTCAACCTCAAGATCGCGACGGTGGATCCCGCTATGCGGGTCCAGCGTGTGCCCACCGGGATCATCCCTGAGCGGTTCCACCCGCCCGGCATTGCTGCCCCTCGCTCCATGCCAGCTCTGGCATAGTGGAGATTGAGGACACATCCGGCCGCTGGCGGCGCGCGTTCGTCGCCCGTGGCTCTTTTGGCGATCAGCTGCGCGTTGACGGCAGAGACGGCGCACCACGCCTCACGCTGCAGCCAGCAGAACCCCATAAAGCATGTCCTAAAGACAATCTTGTTGCTGGGCGCGATCTGAACTAGCAATTAGCGCATGCGACATTTCGCTGGAGCGCGCGACACCATGAAGAAAGAACTTCACTCCGCTACGATCGACCGGGTTTATGACCTTTGGGTTGTCATGCTTGGGGTGATCTTGTGCGGCGGCCTTGGCACTGTGGCTGGCCTGATGTTGGCGACACTGGTGCCGGCAGTTGGCGACCCATGGCTGCCGATGCTCGTCGGCGCGGTGGCTGGCTGCGCATGGCTGTGGAGAAAGATCTACGCCTAGCGGCCAAAGCAAAGGGCCTGCCGGGGATCAATCCGACAAGCCCTTAGCTCCAACGGGTATCTAGCGCCGCAAATCCGCGTCCGGCCCGGCCCATACTCCCGCCGCCGCTTTCATGGGGGGTGTATGAGCGGAATATAGCCAGCGCCGGCCGAGTCGCAACTAGCAACCCTCGTACCAGGCCGTGTTCTTGAAAATCAGGATGTCGAAGTCGCTACCCGGCTCGGATTTGATCGTGAAGAACGCCCAGTCCCGATCGCCGCAGATCGCAGTCATGATCGGATTGCCAGGCCCGTTGCCCTTGAGTGTGCATTGTTCCTCGCCGCCGTCGTCGATGACGGTGATCTGACCTGGTTCAGCTAAGATCTGCCCGCCATCCTCGGACATCCATTTGCACTCGGCAGCCTCGACTGGTTGGGCGAGAAGCAGGGCAAGGGCTAAAGCCGCGATGTACCGCATGGTTGAGATCCTCCGCTGATGACCCTAGCGCAAGGCGTGGCTCTCGCCAATTGCCTCGTCTGGCCGTATAAGAACGCACTCGGCGCATGAAGGTGCCCCTCTCAAGGGCACAACCATGGCAGTCACACTCACCTGGGAAGATCGCGACCAGATCACGCGCGCGGTTGCGACCGAAGTTGACCACAGGTTAGCTCAGACCGATCCCCAGCAGTACGCCAGCCAAGCCGCCGGCATCATTGATACCATCCTCAACCGGGTTGCCTCACCGCAATACCCTGACACGGTTAAAGAGGTTCTGGATCAGTACGGCCAGTTCAGTGCGATCAATGGCCCGCCGCGCGACTACAAGGTTTGGGGCAGCATCGACAACGTGCCAAACACGGTCGTACCCGAGGGGCTGCCTAGTATCGTCAATGGCTGGGTCAACAATCGTATTGCAGGGCAGCCGAGCTCGGTCGGTGGGCACTTAAACTACGCCAACATAGGTTACAGCGAAGGCCAGGGCTGGCTAGAGAACCTTGATGGTCCTGCCTTTGGCGGCGGCACTGGCGTCCACAACCACGGAACTGCGGAAGGTGGCCGCCCGATCGAAGCGGTGGTGGAAGGCGATATGTACGCGCCAGATGGCGTGAAGCTTCCACCCGGCGAGATTCCGGAAGTTATGACGATCGTGGATCTGAACGGTCCCGGTCGGCAGATGGCTCGGCGCGTCGAGGCTATGCTTGACGCAATGCCGCCCCGCCCTCGCGCTCGCGAAAAGGGCATGGTCGCGCGCATCAACGACATGCTGGACATCAAGGGTCCGGTGGACATGCCGGACAGCATCCGAGGCAAGCGCACCGCCTACGCCATCAACAAGATGTTCGACCAGCCACGCCCGGCCACGCCATCTGACAAGATGATTGCGGCCCGCAATGGCTCAGCAATTCCCTTGGGGTTATCCCCGTCGGACCCCGGCAAGCAGCGCCTGTTGCCGACGATTGGACCGACGGGCATCATTCGGCAAGATGACGTGGGCGCCATGCCGGACGCGCTTGAAATGCAGCGCCTTGCCAGTGGCATAAAAACCCTCTCCAAGCCTGCTCCTGGTACGAATGGCGGGTTTGCGGCCCAAGATGGCACCCGACCCTCGGCGGATAAAAAGCCAGCGGCCGTACCGGGCAACACCTATGCTGGGCAGGAGCGAGGCAGCGCTACCGACATAGAGGCGGTGCGACGGGCTAGCCTTGCAGCCGATCCCAGTTACGCAGGGGAAGAGCGCGGCACGCCCACTGATCTCGGTGCTATCCGTCGTGAGGAACTTGCCGCGGCACAGAGTTATGCTGGGCAAGCGCGCGGATCCGCGACCAAGATCCGGACCAATGAAGGCACGAAACAACCAGGCGGCGCGGATCTCGCTCTGCTCGAGCGCAATGAAGTCACCCCGCATTTGAACCGCAGCGCTAGCGGCATCACTGACATCGCGGAGATTGCGCTCTATGGCAACAAGCCTTCTTACAAGGAAATCGGCGCGCTCCCGACACAGCCACTAAGCACAAAGGCGGCACCGGCTAAGCCCGCCAGCGCCGATGCCCGCAGTGCTGCACCAGCACCGCGTCAGCCCCTTACACCCAGCCAGGCGCAACCCGGTGGCAAAGGCTCAAGCACGAAACCAAGCACCACGATCGTGGCTCCTCGTCCTGTGACAAACAAGCCGACAAAAGCCGATACTGGGCAGGACCGTCTGCCGATGGAGCGACCGATCGCCCCGGCGTCGACGAATAAACCCGCTGCGCCAAAAACGGCCAGCGCCACGACAGGCGGCATGGACGCTGTAGGTTGGGGTGCTGACGCGTGGGAACTCAAGGGAGGTAATGCCGCTTGGCGGGAAGGCGGCAAGCAGGGCGGTGTGCAACCTCAAGTGAGCGGGAAGCCTGCTGCTGCCCCAGTGCCACAGCCTGCGCCCGCCGCCGCACCGCGCCCGGTCGCCAAGCCGCCCGCAGCTACCAAGACTTCCACCAAGCCAGTGACATCCAATCCTACTCGCGAGGACACCGGGCAAAGCTCTTCCAAGCCCGGCGTGCTTCGTACCGCTGGGGCGCCGGCTGCTGCTGTGCCGATGGCACCGGGCGCTCGTCCTTCGATAGCGGACGCGCTCATTGAGCAGGCCAAGACCGGCGGGACCAAGCCCCCGAACACGGCCACAAAGCCAGCGTCGACGAGGCCCGCGGCGCTAGGGTTGACCCCCAGCCAGGCCGAGCCCGTCAATGGTCAATATCCTAACAAGACACCGCCCATGGCAACGCTCGGGCAGGCCCCGCCAAAGCCACAAGCACCCTCGGCGTCGGACAAGGTGCGGGCTGCCGGCGCAAAGTCTGCAGCCGAGGTGCCAAAGTACATCACGACCACCGAGCGCAAGCCCCGGCCGCCGTCTGAAGCGTTCAAGCTCAATGAGAAGGTGCCGCTTGGAGAAATGCAGCATTTCGCCTCCCGCGATGCCAAAGCGCAGGCTGAAAAGGGCGCCATTGCTGCTGGCAAGATCGCCGACGCCAAGGCTGCTGCAAACGGGCATACTACCGTCACGAAAACGGTGCTGAACCCAGCTTGGGTGGAAGCGCAGAAGCCGCCAGTTAAGCCCGCAGAGGCGCCGGCCAAACCCGCAGATGCTAAACCGATCAAGGTTGCAGGAGCGGGCAAGCCCGCAGACGCTAAACCGGGCCAGCCCAAACCAGCAGACGACAGGAAGCCCGAAAACCTCATCGAGCGAGTCCGTGTTGCCGCCGGGCTGCCTGTTGATGGCCTTGGCGGGTCACTTCGTGGTGCTTTGGGGCTTCCCGAGGGTGGATTCGGCAGCAATATCATGAAGGGCGTTCAACAGGCTCTTGGGCTAAACGCCGGCGGCTCAGGTTCAGGCTCAGGATCAGGTTCAGGGTCGAGTTCGCGGCCCCCTGTGGGCACTTATCTGGGCAAAGCGGCGAACGGCGGCGACATGATCCAAGGCTTCAATGGGGTAATGAACTCCATCACCCAGGAACGGCGTGCGGCGCAGCAAGGCATGCAAATCAACGCCGATGGAACTAAATCGCTGGCGCCAGGCGCTGGCTTCGGCGGTGGGGGTTCTTATGACCCGCGGAACACCGAGGCTCGGTCGCTGGTCGAATAGGCTGAACGCGAGTCGATGACCGTATCGGCATGGCCGTTGCGCGACTGCCGGTTTTCGCCTATGAGTAAGGCCAATGCGCATGAACGTGCATCTCTTTCACCAGGAGATCCACGGTCATGACCACTCCCACACAAGTATCGTTCGGCGACCCGAAAGCGGCCAAGAAATGGGCTGCTGGTCTATTCATTGAAACCCAGAAGAAGTCCTACTTCGACCGCAAGTTTGTGGGCGAAAGCGACAACCACGTCATCCAGCGTCTCACCGACCTGGAACAGGACGCCGGCGACACCATCACCTTCGATCTGAGCGTCCAGCTCAAGACCAAGCCCACCTATGGCGACAATCGCCTGCAGGGTAAGGAAGAAGGGCTGAAATTCGCCACCGACCAGATCAAGATCGACCAGATGCGCCACGGCGTCAGCGTCGGCGGCAAGATGAGCCGCAAGCGCACGGTCCACGATCTGCGCAAGGTTGGTAAAGATCGCCTGTCCGAATACTGGGCGAAGTTCGTCGACGAAATGAACTTCATCTACCTCTCCGGTGGTCGCGGCATCAACGAGGACTTCACCGAAGATACCGCTTGGGTCGGCCATGCCGAGAACCCGATCGAAGCCCCAGACGCAGGCCACTTGATCTATGCCGGCGCGGCCACCTCCAAGGGCTCGCTAACCGTCAACGACAAGATGAGCAAAACGACCGTTGAGCGCGCTGAGCTCAAGGCCAAGACCATGCGTTCGACCGCTCCCGACAAGTCGAACATGCTCCCCGTCAACATCAACGGCGAAGCCCACTACGTCTGTCTGATGAACGAGTTCCAGGCTTACGATCTGCGTCAGGACGCAGGTGGTAATGGCTGGCTCGACATCCAGAAGGCCGCAGCGGCCGCCGAAGGCAAGGCTAACCCGATCTTCAAGGGCGGTCTGGGCATGATCAACAGCGTCGTGCTGCACTCCCACCAGAGCGGCATCCGCTTCAACGACTACGGCGCTGGCGCTGTTCTCGCTGGTCGCGCCCTGCTGCTCGGCCGCCAGGCTGGTGTGGTTGCTTATGGTTCCTCGAGCGGCCTCCGCTTTGAGTGGACCGAAGAAACCACCGACCACGGCAATGAGCAGGTGGTTGCGTCGGGCGTCATCTGCGGCGTCAAGAAAACCCGCTTCACCCCTCCCAACGGCTCGCCCTCTGACTTCGGTGTCCTCTCGATCGACACTGCGGCCAAGGATCCGAACGCCGCGTAAGGCCACCCCTCCTAGCCCGCGCCATGGTGCGGGCTTCCACTGCTTGGTCAAACCGGAGTTCCCATTATGACCCACATTCAGAGCAACGTTGCCAAGGGCATCGACAGCATTCCCTACCCACCGCAGGCCGGCATCGTTGTCGCCAAGCGCTACTCCATGGCCGTTACCGCTGCCATGCTGGTGCTGAACAACATTCTTGAGATCGCCCCGCTTCCTAATGGCCTTGTGCCCGTCGATGTTACCTTGGTGACGGACGATCTCGACACCGGCACTGCACTGGTTCTCGATGTCGGCATCATGTCCGGTGTCTTCGGCAGCAACGATCAGGCCCGCACCTGCGGCAACGAGATCATCGCTGGCAGCAACATCGGTCAGACTGGCGGTTCGGTTCGCGCTTCCAAGAAAGAAGCGTTCCGCATCGGCGCAGCCAACACCCACCGCTCCATTGGCGTCAAGATCGCAACTGCTCCGACTACTCCGGCAGCGGGCGTGGTCGACCTCATCGTCTATTACGTGGCCGGCTAAGCGGCACCCGGTCCCGTAGCAGGGTCAGGCGCAGTTTCCTCCTCCCTCTGCGCAGGGCCATGAGGGCGAGACAGGTACAATCCCTCACCTGTCTCGCCCTTTCTCATTCAACGAAAGGCTTAGCCAATGTCGACCTTGATCCAATGCTTGCTCGGGCCACGCGAAACGCAGGCTGGCGGCCAAACCTACAATTTCTCCAACGACGAGCACCGGCGCGCAGTCTGCGAGGTTCACAACCTGGTACACGTGCAGGTTTTCCTCTCCGTTCAGCACTACATCGTTGCTGAACCCCTTCCCATTCCGGCCGCTGTGATCCCCAAGCTCGAGGAAACTCTGCTTGGCTCAAGCGTGCTGCCAAGCGTGGTCCAGTTCGACGACGAACACAGCGCCACCCTTGGCGAGATCGTCGTGCGGGCGCACACCGAAAGCGGCCTGACGCTAGCCGACTGGAACGCCCTGCCAGTCGCCGATCGCGAAGCCCGACTGCAGGCTGTAGTTGACGCCGCTACGGCATCCCTTGCCACCGCACGCGCCGAAAAGGACCGCCTTGCGCAGGAACGCGCCGCGGCCGACGAGGCTATCCGGCTTGAGCACGAACGGCAGGAAGCCGAGCGGATCTCCGCCGAAGCCGAACGCCTCGCGGGTGAGCGCATCGCCGCTGAGCAGGCAGCCAAAGATGCTGCAGCCGCAGCCGCACTGGCTGCCGCAGATCCGCTGATCGACATTTCCGGTATCGGCGAAGCTACCGTGCCAAAGCTCCATGATCTGGGCGTCACCACCTTTGCCCAGATTGCAGCTTGGGACGATGCCAAGATCGCTGAAATGGACAAACTGCTGCGCGCATCGGGCGGCATCAAGCGCTCTGACTGGGTCGGCCAGGCCAAGCAGCTGCAAGCGGATAAGGAAGCCGCACTGGCTGCCAACCCGCCAAAAGCCGAGTAACCAGCAATGGTGTCCGGCGCTTCCATCCTTCTCCGAGCCGGCATCCAGCTCATGGATGAAGGTTTCACGCGCTGGACGCTCCCCGAGCTGTGCGGCTGGCTCAATGATGCCGTCAAGGCGACGGTGCTTGCCAAGCCTTCCGCCTGCTCGGAATCGCGCGTGCTGACCCTGATTGAGGGCACCCACCAGCGCATCGACCAGGTCGAAGGAACCCCGTTGGCGCTGCAGCTGCTAGGCATCACCCGCAATTTGAGCAAGGCAACGCCGGTTCGTGTTGGCGGCCGGCCCGTTCGCCTGATTGAGCGCGGGATTCTCGACACGATCGAGCCCTACTGGCACGATCCCACGCAGACCCGCTTCACCAAGGAAGCCAAGCACTACCTCTACGATGAAAACGTGCCGCTCGAGTTCTATGTC